ATCTGGTAATGCCTGAAATATTGCGTTCCAATCTTTTTTCATTTTAAGTTATCGTAACGTTTCCAATCCCACGTTCTACTCATAAAAGCAAAATCCAACCCAAACTTATATGCCCAGAATAAGACATTCAATACATCCCCAGATCCACTGCGGATTTGTAAATATGGAAAAGATGAACGGTCGTTCCAACTGATAGAAACTTGGAATAAACTCCACTTTCTTATGTTTATAATGGAGGCATACCAATCATGCCCAAAGTCGTACCTATGATCACAAATAATAAAAGAGTTTTTCATTTAGAGCAATCCAAGAAATACTTATAAGTTGCCATTTGATTATCCGACCACTGAACTACATCACATCGGTCCTCATATCTATCCACAACCGCAAAGTTTTTTTCTGGTGTGACTGTGTGATTTTGTGAAGATGGTTTTAGCATATAAAAAGCAAGTAATGTAAAACAGACACCAATAATCGCACCAATCAGTAGTGTTTTTTGATATTCAAAGTCAGTCATTTGGTAATTTCCTCTTCATAAGATTTGCAAGTTCTTCAATATACTTAGGAGGTTCATCAAGTGCCTTAATCATAGCATCATAATCTTCTTCTGGTACAGTTAAGTGTGTAACTCTTCCCGATAAGTTCCAGGGGTCTATATCTCCTATATCATCAGCAGGTTCGTACATATCGTACCATCCAATATTGATTTCATAAAAGAATGCACAACGATCTATGTTGTCCTCATATCTATCCAATCTAAAGTGAATAGCATTACCCCAAGACCACCAAGCATCTTCAAACCAAGTTTTGAGTGAGTTTATCATTTTGTGTGCTTCTCAAGTTCGTGATGGATTTTTTCTAACATTCGGTCAATATTGTTTGTTGATATTTCGTGCTCATCAGTCTCAATTAATCCTTTATAATATCCCAGAATACTTACAAGTTCTGTAAGGTCTCTGTGTTGTATTTTGACTTCTAACTTTTCTTTGAGAAACTTCTCATCTTTCTTGCGTGGTTTTGGTTTCTTTGCCTTCTCATCACAATCTAGACAAAAGAAAGAATATCCTTGCTTGAATGATTTGACCACCTGAAAGTGTTTCTTATTGAGTGGTTGTTCTTTCTTACAGCAACTACACACTCGTTTCATTTTGCCTCCCAGTGACTACCATCAACACCACAGATATCTATTTGATTCTTAAAAAACTCCCAGTTTGGGTCTCTTTCCATCACACAAAAACGATAAGGAATATTGATAGGAGGGTAGTTATAGTGTATTGGTATCATACACCGATCAAAGTTATCTCCCGCAAAACGACGAAAGATAAAAGATAACCAATCTCTACGATAGTGTTTGCAGGTATTACAAGATTTAGTTGGTTTCATAAGAAACTCTCCAAATAACCAATGATTTCTGGCATTTTATTTACCAACTCATCAGCAGGACAAAACTCAAGATGAGTATTATAAGTATTCAACCAGTGTCTCATATTCTCATCACCTTCTTCACAGGGTTTGCCGTCTGGTCCTTGACCCATTTGATTATACAATAGTGTATAGAGATAGACAAACTTTGCCTTATCAATACCTTCTACAAATATTCTTAGGATTTGTGATACCTTGAAAGCAGATTTATCTAAAACTTTTTCATTCTCTTGTAGTTCTTGAATTTCAGTCATGATAGAAATACCTTAAGTGTGCGTCCTGCATCTTGTTCTGATACTTGAACATGAGAGCAGTCATATTGAACAAACTCCCTTCCATTCTTACCAATCACTTCTACACGATTGATAAGTGGATAAGACTTGATGTAGTCTCCATTTGGTGCTTCATAATCTACATCGTTTTCACCCCCAAAATCACCATATTCAATTCCTTCTAAAACTTTTTCATCAGCATCCATTATTCAAGACCTCAATAATATCCAGTATATCACGAACATTTACCAAATACAGTTCATCCTTCTTATAAGCACACTCTTCTACAAGTGCCAGAAGAATTGCACCATATTCATAACGAACACGAACACTCATAGGGTCTTTATGTCCCAAACGAATAAGTTTCCCAAGAGGTACTTCACCATCAGCAACACGATGTGCCGCATCAAGAAGTTTTTGTGCTTGTCGTTGTGATTTCAATACTTTTTTGATTTGTTCTTCATCAAAACCATCATAAGTCGTGTCCAACCAAGGGGCATCATCTTTAGATTCAGTCATACATCAAACTCATCTTTTCTGCGTTGATTGAGATACACTAATGCTTCTTCTCTCCATTCCATCAATTCGTTGTAGCATTTTTGATTATGAGCACACTGACGTAGTTTATGATCTGGTTGTAGCACAGACTCGATAATCAGACCCAAAGCATCACATCTCTTTTGTTTCTTTTCGGCATCCATTTGTTCTTGTAGCAAACTCCAAGAATTCATTTGAGTTCCTCGGCAAGTTGTAAGAGGTCATTTTTATCCAGAACCACCATATTATTTTGAGCCGTATAAAATTGTATATGTTCTACCGCAAGTTGAAGAACCGATGAGACTAGTTCTTTCTCTGTCATATCAGGATTTAAGTATCTAATGTTCCAAATCTGGTCCATTAGATTTTGTGCTCTTTCAGACATCAGCATTTTAGTTCCTCCGCACAGATTGCATTCATCTCTTCTTCTGTGTAGTTAGGATTGTTTGGATTTTCAAGTCTTGAGAGTTTTGCTTTCAAGTCCAGAACTTCACTTTGAAGTTTTTCATTCTCCTCAAATGTTTTACTCACAAGTGCCCAGTCCTCATCAAACTTCTTTGCAAGTCCCACTTCTTCTTGAAGTTGCTCTGAAAAATCTTCTTCAAGTATCAGACCATACTCATCTGCGACCCTTTTCATTTCTTTTTGATCTCTCATATCATTAAAGGCAAGTTGAACTCCACCTTTCATAATATTATAATCGCAAAAACCAACTGCCCTCAGGAAACGATTGAATAGATAAAAATATTGATGAATATTCAGGTCTTCGGCAGGTACTTCCATTTTGATATTCTCGGCAGGAAGAATATCATCACAATCAGTCGCACCATCACTGGTGCTCGTATAGGAGAGTTGAACTGTTGCCTTGTAGTTCATTGGGAGATTTGTGTGTATGAGTGTATTATAGCATAAAAAAAGACCCCGGTCAAGGGGTCTGTGTGCCGGTTTCTAAACAGTACCGTGAACTTCTTGTCGGGCACTGAAACCAACGTCATCATAGGAAGTTGGAATACGATTTAACCTATGATGTGCATGATTGATTCCGGAAATACTAAACTCTTCAAAAACAGAATCACGAATAAATCCGTCTAGTTTCTTACGTTCTCCTTGCGTTTTTGGGTGACGAAAATAATTATACTCATAAACAGGATTTCTGAAAGTTCTTGACATAATTGAAGTCTCCAATGACTTGATTATATTTATTATGATAAGGTTATGGTTTATGATTTGTCAAGAGTTTTTGTGCCATCTTTTCATATTTCTTCATCATTATTCTTTGAGAAATTGGATTTGTGAACCAGAAGGGATGAAGTTTAATCATTAGATATTTTTTTTCGGCATAAACAGAAAGAGATTCAAAGAGTAATATTACATATTTTGTAATATTTTCGTCCATTATCATCAAATAAAGAATAACACCGAATGGAAGAAACCAGATGTAGGAATTTATCATCTTTGATTAAGATAAGATTATTTTTTATTATTTACCCTTAAAGAATCTTGGCCATGTTTATCATCCCTCACAAAGGTATTATATCAATTTATGAGTGCTCTGTCAAATACTCTTTTTTATCATACCAGCAGTCCATTCTTCACCAGGACATTCTTTTACCATTTTATTTTTAATTCCATTATTCCACCATTTAAGATTTTTATTGCTTTTTTTAATTAATAATCCTCTTTTCCATTCATTTCCAGGACAAGTTTTAGATTTTATATTTTTTTCACCATTGTTCCACCAAAAAGTTCCTTCAGGAAGTCTTCCTCTTTTCCATTCATTTCCAGGACAAGTTTTAGATTTTATATTTTTTTCACCATTGTTCCAACAAAGTAAATCATTAAATTTTCCAGTTAAAATTCCAGGAATTCTTCCCATTTTCCATTCAGTACCTGGTTGATTTATTGATATAGTTTCTTTATCACCATTATTCCAATAAAATCCCCTGCCTTTTACCCATTCTGAACCAGGACACTCTTTGGAGAATTTATTCTTTGTTCCATCATTCCACCAAATACACTCTTTCTTTTTTTCTATCGTTTCTTTACTCATTTTAGATTTTCTACCAATCGCCTTTATCCTTATCTTTTCCTTTGTTTCCTCTGAATATTTTCTACCTACATTTATTCCAGGTCTTCCTCTTTTCCATTCAATACCTGGGCATTCTTCACAGAATTTTGTATTTGCACCATTATTCCACCATTTTGATTTTTTATGGTGGTCGGACATTTTTTGTTTAGTTTCTTTTGTAAATTCTATTTCACTTATTCGTAATCTTGCCGATTCATAAAGATGTGAATTATAATATCTTTCTTTTACGAATTTATTTTTTCCCGTCATAGACACATGGGCCCATATCATCTTATGCGTTCTCCAGTCCTTAATTCCATATCTTTTTAAACAAATTCTTTCTAATAAACAGTGAGCAATATAATGCTCTCTTGCTGTTAAATATACTATTCTTTTATTTTTTCCAAAAACACTTACTGGAAATGTATGATGTCCTTCTACATACAATCCTTGTTCTTTTGCTTTCTTTTTAGTGTAATCCCCTTTTTCTGCTTTTCTTATGAGGTTACAATAAACCTTTAAATAGTTCATAATCCTTAACTTGATTGGCTCTAATATTTATAAAAAAATAGGAGTGGTTTAAACCACTCCAACCTGAAAAGACGCCAATCAAGTTCAGGTATTAGTTATTTAGATACTCCAAATACTCTTCATAAAGTTCTTGTTCTCTTTGATAAGCATAAATCTCGTGTGGTTGATTTTCATATTCTAAATCTTCAATATCAAATCCCTTATAATATTTTTTACACGATTTTATTCGTAAGTTACCTTTACAAAAATCCATAAGGTGAACCATTTCGTGAAAAATTGTTTTGATATAATCTTCTTTTGAAAGACGATTATGAATCTCAATTAAAAAACTTCGTGGTCTCCAGTCACAATCCTGAATACTACACCAACCATAAACACCTTCTCTCACAAGACCCCTGTGAAGAACTTCTATCTCAATCTTATGTCTGGGTAGATACTTCTCACAGAACCAGATTACAAGGGCACAGCAGTGCTTGTGAGAGTATCCATAACCACTTGTATAAATCGTGAGCATTTAAAAAGAAATCAAAATAACTTTAACAATCCGAGTTCCCCAGTTCATAAATGCAAGGAATGATACAATAAAAATCAATCGGTCAAGGTTAGAAAGGGACATTCAGATTTCCTTGGATTCTTACATATTATAAAACCCCCTGGTGAGATTCCAGAGGGTAAGTGGTCAGTTTGTGAAGTGGTCTATTGATTTTTAATAATTGATTTCAGTTCTTCAATTTGCTTCTGTTGTTCTTTCACTGCTTCTATCAATACACCAATCAATCCATTATAGTTGACTGACTTTATATCACCTTGAGTTACAAGTTCTGGAAGTACTTTTTCTAGTTCTTGTGCAATCACACCAATAGATGGTTTTTGATTTTCTTTCCAGTTGAATGTGACACCATTAAGTTTATTAATTTTATCAAGTGGGTTTACAATCGTCTGGATATTATCTTTGAGACTAATGTCTGATGTGGAGTTGAAGTTTGCTGCTGCGATATCACCAGTTGCGGTTATTGCAGCAGCACCTACCGTTCCAGTAAATGTTGGAGATGCAGAAAGTACAACACTACCAGTACCAGTACTAGCAGTAACACCAGTACCACCATTAGCAACAGGTAAAGTTCCAGTTACACCAGTTGTCAATGGTAATCCAGTACAACTTGTTAATGTTCCTGATGAAGGAGTTCCTAATGCTGGTGTTGTTAATGTAGGAGATGTTAAGGTCTTATTAGTAAGTGTTTGAGTTCTAGATAATGTTACTACCTCAACACCCTCAATAGTCACAACACCAGCAGCACTACGAGCAAGTGTAGTATCTGTTGCATGACCCAACTCAATAGAACCAACACCCAACCCAATAGTTGTGGATGAAGTAATACCGGTAATAGGAAGTCCAGTACAACTTGTAAGAGTACCAGAACTTGGTGTTCCTAGCGCTGGTGTTGTTAATGTAGGTGATGTAAGAGTTTTATTAGTTAATGTATCAGTAGAAGATGTAGTAACAATATTCACACCTTCAATTGCAACTACACCAGCAGATACTCTTGAGATTGTAGTATCTGTTGCGTGTCCTAACTCAATAGAACCAACACCCAATGCGGTTGATGTAGATGCCGTTAGACCACTTATAGGTAATGAAGTGCAGTTAGTAAGAGTACCAGAACTTGGAGTTCCTAATACTGGAGTAACTAATGTAGGACTTGTTGCAAATACAGCAGAACCAGAACCAGTCTCATCAGTTAATGCTGTTGCTAACTGTGCTGATGTAAAAGAACCTAATGATGTTGTGGTATTAACTGATGTAATAGCACCAGTTAAGTTTGGTATATTAGTCGTTGATGATGCAGTACCAGTTAATGCTCCAACGAATGTAGTAGCAGTAAGAACACCTACACCATTGTGATTGGATAAATCTGCTTTGGCCTGTTCAAATCCACCTTGAGTTGTTCCATCATGAACACGAATAGATTGATTTGTATTATTTACAACGATTTCACCTACAGCACCAGTAAATGAATTATTCTGTGCAGTTGTTCCTCTTCTAAACTGAACTTGTGTAGGCATTTTTTTATCAAAAGTCTCCTATTTGTATATTTAGGTTATTTTTAAGTCAGAACTCCAAAATCTTCAGTTTGAATTGAACCTGATGGAGTATTTAATAAATCATAAGAAGTAAAATCAGAAATAACTTGACCAAAAGAATCAGTATCACCAGAAGTAAATCCACCATAATCACCTATTGGAAAATCAGAAGATCCAGTATCAGCATAATTTTTTGTAGATGCATCAGTTGCTGCCGATGGTTCAGCAAGATTAGTAATCTTATTTGATCCCATATTGAGACCGGTTGTGCTTATTGTGGCAATAAGACTATTGTTTAAAATAAATTTAATTGAATCACTAGTAATAAAAACACTATTATTTTGAGAAGATAATCCAGTTGCAACACCAACAACATTGCCAACAAATCCTCCAGTTGAAGTAATAATTCCAGTTGAATTTATATTATGAGAATTTATATTACCACTTCCCAAATTTAATCCAGAAGAATGTAAAAATGATTCACCAATTTTAAATCCAGTCGTATCAATTGTTGTAGCAGATCCAACAAGAACAATATTCTCAGTTCCATTGAGAGTAAGGGAACTTGTACCAACCGTTAAAATACCAGTAACTCTTACATCACCAGAAACATTTAAGTTTCCACCAACATCAAGTTTTGCTATTGGATTTGTGGTTCCAATACCAATATTTCTGGTTTCATCATTAACAATTAATAATGACGCAAGTTGTGATAATTCTCTGGTATTGGCCATTAACTATGTTTTTCCTATGTCTTATTTATGAAAAAAGGAGGAAGATTTCTCTTCCTCCTCTAAATTTAATTTGGACTCAAATTATTTTTTGAGTTCTTCAATTTCTGCCTGAAGAGCAGCAATCTGAGCACCTTGCTCTTTCACTGCCTCTATCAATACACCAATCAAACCATTATAGTTCACGGTCTTGTGAGTATCACCAGTCTGAACCAGTTGTGGTAAATGCTCTTCAATTTGTTGAGCAATCACACCAATTGTTTCTTTTCCAGTTTCCTTCCAAGAGAAGTGAACACCCTCAAGTTTAGAAACGAGTTCAGATGCACTCTCAACCTGTCTGATATTTTCTTTGAGGTTGATATCAGAAGTAGAGTTAAAGTTACCTGCCTCAACATCTTTATTGAATACCCACTTGTCACCTGTAGAGGCATACAATAAGGTTGCACTTGCACCATCTATAGTAATACCAGCACCATTAGCAGCAGCACTACTAGCAGCACCACTGGCAAGGGTAATGTTTATGTCATCCACAGTCATTGTGGTTGAATTGATGGTTGTTGTAGTGCCGTCTACTTGTAAATTACCCGCAATCACAACTAAACCAGTATTATCACCAACAGCAGCAGGGTCAATTGTAATCGTTGCAGGACCACTTATGGTGTTCGTGTTGATTCCAATTGCAGATCCTGATGCACCGGTTACAAATTGAGCAGCGGTAATAATACCTGATGCATTAACACTTGTTAAAGAAATATTTGGATCAAGGTTAACAGTAACGGAATTTGATGCAGCAGAAGAAGTTAGGTTAGTACCACCTGAGATTGTTAAGGTTTCACTTAAAAGATTAATATTTTCTGAACCAGAATCACCTGAAACAGTAAGAGCAGTTCCAACAGCAGCAGTTGTTACTGCAGTCACTAATCCTTTAGCATTAACAGTAACAACTGGTATCAGAGTCTGTGAACCAAAGGATCCAACGTTGGAGTTAACTGTTGCTAATGTTCCTGTTCCAGTTACATTACCAGTACCATTAAATGACCCACTAGTGTAAGTTAAATCTCCAGTGATTGCTATGGTTCTTCCTGTTTCAAGTTGAGTAGCAGAACTAGCTAAACCAGTTAGATTACCAACGAATGATGTCGCAGTAATAATACCAGTTGAATTAATATTGTGAGAAGTTATATTACCACTTCCAAGACTCAATCCAGTTGAATGAAGGAAAGAATTTGAAATTCTAAATCCAGAAGTAGTAATGGTTGTTGCAGATCCTACATTAACTTGATTATTCGAACCATCTAATGTAAGAGTGCTTGTACCAATTGTTAAGATACCAGTAATACGAGCATCACCATTCACCACAAGTGCTGTTGTTGCACCACCAACAACAACATTGTTCAGTGTGGAAATTCCAACAACCTTAAGATTACCTGATATATCAACATCGTTGTTAATATCTACAAGTCCGTTAAGTGTTGAGATACCACTAATATTCAGAGAAGTAAAGTTGTTGGGAGCAGCACCAACCGCAGCTTCAATAGTGGCAGTTGTGATTGCATCAAGAGCAGTAATATTAGAAAGTGTTGAGGTATTAACAAACTCTGAACCATTGTATGCAAGAAGGTTTCCTGTTGCAATACCAGAGAGAGTAACATCAGTTAGGTCATTCAGACTGCTAACTTGTCCTGTACCAGCACCAAGAGTACTATAAGACACAAACTCAACAGTATCATTCGCAAATGCAGCTTCAGAGAGAGTGATTGTACTACCGTTACTTGCAGTGAATTCTCCAGAAGATAACTTAACACCATTCACAAATACATCAAGGAAGTTTACATTATATACAAAACTGAATAGTGTTTGTCCTGCTGTTGCAGTAAAGGTTTGTGTTGTTCTGGTTTGTGGTAATAGGTCATTAAAGGTTTTCCAAGTTACACCCACTCCAGTAGAAGCAATAATCTGATTTGCAGCACCAATAGTATTTCCAATAGAAACATAACCACCAATATTTAAATTGGTAACGGTTGATACTCCAGAAGAGTTGATGTTACCAGTTATATTACCAACAAAACCTGAAGTAGCAGTTACAATACCAGTTGAGTTTACATTACCAACACTTAAGTTAGTAAGAGTTCCAACAGAAGTTAGTGAAGAATTAACAACACCAGAACCAAGAGTATTTGAAGAAAGAACTTCGGTTCCATTAATCTTATAAGTCTTACCAGAAGCAAGATTAAAGTTTTCACTTGACTTTAATGCTGTGTTAGTATGATCGTAAGTTAAAGTATTGTCTGGCCCAATCTTAATACCCGCACCATCCGCAAGTATATCTGTAGTAGCAGTAGAAGCAATACCAACAACGAAATCAGCAAGTTCTATGGTTGTGGAGTTAACAATAAATTGAGTTCCATCAACAAATAAGTCACCTTTAATTCTAACTGCACCAGTGTTGTCTCCAACAGCAGCAGGGTCAATTGTAATCGTTTCAGGTCCAGAAATTGTATTAGTGTTAATACCAATTGCAGAACCAGAAGCACCAGTTACAAATTGAGTTGCGGTAATAATACCTGATGCATTGATATTGGTTGCATTCAGTGAAGTAACTGTAGAAACTCCAGAAGAGTTAATGTTTCCAGTTACATTTCCAGTTAGATTACCAACGAAACCTGAAGTAGCAGTGATGATACCAGAAGCAACAACACTTGTAAGTGAAATATTTGGATCAAGATTAACAGTAACAGTATTAGATGCAGCAGATGAAGTTAAGTTGGTTCCACCTGAAATAGTCAGAGTTTCTGTTAGAAGATCAATATTTTCTGAACCAGAGTCTCCAGTAACAGTTAATGCAGTTCCAACAGCAGCAGTTGTTACTGCAGTCACAAGACCCTTTGCATTAACAGTAACTACAGGAATTAAAGTTTGTGAACCAAAGGATCCAACGTTGGAGTTAACTGTTGCTAATGTAGTAGCAGTGTTGACTGAAGTAATATCACCAGTTAAGTTGGGAATATTGGTGGTTGTGGCTGCAGTACCAGTTAGATTTCCAACAAAACCTGAAGTAGCAGTTACAATACCAGATGCATTAATATTGGTTGCAATCAGTGAGGTAACTGTAGAAACTCCAGAAGAATTAATATCACCAGTTAGATTACCAGTTACGTTTCCAGTGAGTGCTCCAACGAATGTAGTAGCAGTTGCAATGCCAGTAACAACAACACCAGATGCATTAGTATCAAATGAAGGTGCATTAACTTCACCAGTCAAGTTACCAGTTACATTTCCAGAGAAACCTGAAGTAGCAGTAATAATACCTGATGCATTAACACTTGTTAAAGAAATATTTGGATCAAGGTTAACAGTAACGGAATTTGATGCAGCAGAAGAAGTTAAGTTAGTGCCACCAGAAATTGTTAAAGTTTCTGTCAGTAAATCAATATTTTCTGAACCAGAGTCTCCAGTAACAGTTAATGCAGTTCCAACAGCAGCAGTTGTTACTGCAGTCACAAGACCCTTTGCATTAACAGTAACAACTGGTATCAGAGTCTGTGAACCAAAAGATCCTACATTACTATTGACTGTTGCTAATGTTCCTGTTCCTGTTACATTACCAGTACCATTAAATGACCCACTAGTATAAGTTAAGTCTCCAGTGATTGCTACAGTTCTTCCAGTTGCAAGTTGAGTAGCAGAACTAGCTAAACCAGTTAAGTTTCCAACGAAACCATTAGTAGCAGTAACAATACCAGAAGCATTAATATTAGTTGCATTCAACGAAGTAACAGTAGAAACTCCAGAAGAGTTAATGTTTCCAGTTACGTTTCCAGTTACGTTACCAGTAAGTGCTCCAACAAATGTTGTTGCAGTAATAATACCACTTGAGTTTACATTACCAACATTTAAGTTAGTAAGAGTTCCAACAGAAGTGAGTGATGAGTTAACAACACCAGAACCAAGAGTTGTAGAAGAAAGAACTTCAGTATTATTAATCTTATAAACTTTACCTGAGGCAACGTTTAAGTTCTCTGAAGAACCTAGATTGTCTCCAGAATCCTGGAATTGAAAGGTTTTATTACCATCACCAGAGGTAATAGTAATACCAGCACCATCGGCAGCTGCATCATTAGCAGCACCATCAGCAATCTGAATATTTTTATCGTCTACAGTAACCGTTGTTGAGTTAATAGTGGTTGTTGTGCCATCAATCTGCAGGTCACCTTTGATTACAACTAATCCGGTGTTGTTTCCAACAGCAGCAGGATCAATCGTGATTGTAGCAGGACCAGAGATTGTATTGGTATTAATACCAATTGCAGAACCAGAAGCACCAGTTACAAATTGAGTTGCAGTAACAATACCAGAGGTATTAATATTAGTTGCATTCAACGAAGTAACAGTAGAAACTCCAGAAGAGTTGATATCACCAGTTAGATTTCCAGTTACGTTTCCAGAGAAACCACTGGTTGCAGTAATAACACCTGATGCAACAACACTTGTTAAAGAAATGTTTGGATCAAGGTTAACAGTAACAGTATTGCTAGCAGCAGATGAAGTTAAGTTGGTTCCACCAGAGATTGTTAAAGATTCTGTTAAAAGATTAATATCTTCAGAACCAGAGTCTCCAGCAACTGTTAAAGCAGTTCCAACAGCAGCAGTTGTTACTGCAGTCACTAATCCTTTAGCATTAACAGTAACAACTGGAATCAAGGTTTGTGAACCAAAGGATCCTACATTACTATTGACTGTTGCTAATGTAGTAGCAAGATTGAGTGAGGTAATATCACCAGTTAAGTTGGGAATATTAGTTGTTGTGGCTGCAGTACCAGTTAGATTTCCAACAAAACCTGAAGTAGCAGTTACAATACCAGATGCATTAATATTGGTTGCAATCAGTGAGGTAACTGTAGAAACCCCAGAAGAGTTGATGTTGCCAGTTACATTACCTGATACATTTCCTGTTAAAGCACCAACAAACCCATCAGAAGAAGTAGTAATACCAGTAACAACAACACCAGATGCATTAGTATCAAATGCAGCAGCATTAACTTCACCAGTTAAATTTCCAGAGAAACCAGAAGTTGCAGTTACGACACCAGATGCAACAACACTTGTTAAAGAAATGTTTGGATCAAGATTAACAGTAACAGTATTAGATGCAGCAGATGAGGTTAAGTTGGTTCCACCAGAGATTGTTAAGGTTTCACTCAAAAGACTAATGTTCTCTGAACCAGAGTCTCCAGCAACCGTTAATGCAGTACCTACCGATGCAGTACCAGCAGCAGTTATTCTACCTTTAGAGTCAACAGTGAATGTAGCAACTTCTGTTGAAGAACCATAAGAACCAGGAGTGACTGCAGTGTTTGCTAATGTTCCAGTTCCGGTTACATTACCAGTACCATCAAATGACCCACTAGTATAAGTTAAATCTCCAGTGATTGCTATAGTTCTTCCAGTTGCAAGTTGAGTAGCAGAACTAGCTAAACCAGTTAGATTACCAACGAAACCTGAAGTAGCAGTTACAATACCTGATGCATTAATATTGGTTGCAGATAAATTACCAGAAACTCTTGCATTACCAAGAACATCAAGTTTTGCTGTTGGATTATTTGTACCAATACCTAAATTTGTTTCTGAAGATGAAGGTATGATATTAACGAAAGTTCCGTCAGAGTTAATCTCTAGAAAATTTGCGAGTTGGGATAAATCTCTGTTAAATGCCATGGTTTTAAGTGTTAGGGGGGTAGAAAAAATTGTTTACATTAAGTTTCTACCATCTTCGTGACTAGCACTAGGCATCGTATGATTATTTATAACTTTACCAATTCTCTAATGAAATTCTTTTCCAAGAATTTGGTGATGTGCAAATATAAAAATATAAAGAGTCATATGCAGTTTGACCGGGACTTCCTGAAGATGATGATGTTAATGGTGGTGCAGAAATCATATTTGGTGCAATTCCAGTTGAAGCAGTATTATATGCAAGAACATCTACTGTTTCTCCACCAAAACAAGATTCATTAAGAACAATAGAAGTTCCACTTGTTCCAGTGAATTCACTATCTGTTAAACGAACCCCATTTATATAAACATCAACAAAACCAACATTATAAGAAACTGTAAAGGAAGTTTGTGCAACTCCTGCAGTAAAAACATTTCCGGTTCTTAATGTTGGAAATGTTGCCCAAGTTACACCGATTCCGGTAGATTCTAAATATTGCCCCGAAGTTCCAGTAGTTGTACCAGTACTGACTGAACCATTTAAAACTACTTGCTGAAAAGATGAAATCCCTACAACTGATAGTGTTGTTTGATTTTCACTATAAGAAGAAATTCCTACATTTAATCTTGGTAACCGACCACTGACTAACTTTGCCATTTATTTTATTTCTCTCTCTTTACTTAAGTGTTTCCAGAATACTTCCGGTAAATTTAATGTTAGAAGAATTGCTTCCTGATATAACCAAGACATCGTTTGATTCCAAAACCAACTTTCCATCAAGAAAACTTGCTGAATCATTAGCAGGTATTGGAAAACTTTTAACTATTTCTGTGGTGACTGCAATTCCAGCAACAGTTCTTTGATGAGAGAATGTGACTGTTGCTGTTGTATTTCCAGTGTTTGCAGCTTGTGCAAGAATAATTACAGAAGCATATCCAACTGGAGCAGTATAAATTCCAACTGAATTGGTTGATACTACATTAGTGATTGTCTTAAATATGTTGAGTGGTAGTGCCATAATTTTTTAATTAACCTCCAAGTGCTAGGATATATGGTGTTACATTTGCAAGAACACTTCTTTGATAAAAATTACCAAAGATTGTTCCTGAATTTTGGTCAATGGTGACACCATCACCAATTTTAAAGTTTCCTGATTGATCGGTGCTCGTATAAACAACCAACCCACCATTTCTCATATCAACTTCATTTTCTTGTATAGCAACACCACCAGTAGACGGTAATGCAGTCTCAATTGTGGTTCCAGACCCAACATATTCAAAAGAATGTCCCGAAGCAAGAATACGACTTTGCTTAAAGACCGGCACTGTGGTTCCGACACCAATTGCATAGGGTAGTTGCTCATTAATGGTAAATGTGCAGATACCTGCATTTGGTTGAGTGCAACTTACAATACTGTAATATTTTGGTTTTACATTAACAGACAAAACTGCAGTATTGATTCCAACATTTGGTGCAGATACTGTAATTGTCGGCACAGTCTCAAATCCTCTTCCCGAAGAAAATAAACTAATTTCACTCACCGACCCATTTGTAATGGTTGCTGTTGCCTCTGCAGTAATTCCCCAGGCAGTTTCTGGACTGCTGATTGTAATCGTAGGGGCATTTGTATATCCTGTTCCTCCTGCACCAATCGTAATTGATTCAACCTCATAGTATAAATCATCAAAATAAACTACTTGACCATCAAATAATCTTGAAGTTCCAACTCCTGATATTGTAAAAGTAGTTGCTCCTGCATCTGCATTTGAAGTGATAATGCCAGCATGTTGAACACTACTTATCCCATCTGCAACCAACCCATAATTTCCAAAAGAAGAATTGGAGTTTGTTAAGTCACAAGACCCACCAGAGTCACAATAAACAGAGGTATCATTACAAATAGTAAACAAAGAAACTAATTGTGCATAACCATTATTTGTAATTGAAACACCAATTCCTCCCTGATTGTATTGAGTATAAGAATCAAGAACCATACTCTTTAGATTTCCTGAGGCATGATTTCCATTTATTTTCATTCCAATACTGTTTGGAATAAAATTAGTACAATTTTGAATATAAGGGGATTGTGTTATATTTCCTGCACCCGAAGGATTGAATGCAAAAATGGCACCGGTATTCGTTGCACCAGTGAAAGACATTTCTGCAATATAATTTCCATTTGTCACATAAAAAAGATCTCCCACATTTTGTGGAGAAACTGTAACTTCTCTTAAACTATCACCCACAATACTTACTTGTTGTGGAATATTAATTGGATTATTTTCGGAGTATGTTCCTGCCGAAACTTTAATTACTGTTCCGGTGGTTGCAATTGAAACTGCTCCTGCAATCGTTGCTTTTGCATCTCCAAGTTTTTGACCGGTATTTGTATCACTCCCATCTTTTGTAACATATAAGATGTTTGTAACTGTTGCACCAATACCAACACTTACAATATCTGTACCAATTCCAGATCTTTCTCTGCGAACAAAGATTTCTGCATCATAAGTATTGAGACTTAATTCACCTAAAGGTAACTGATCTACTGTCGGTTTCTTTCCCGGAACAGAAGATCTTTTTATTTTAATAACGGGTGCTGCCATTCAAATTCCTCATATTTGGTATGTACCATAAGAATCCAATATATATTGGAAGATTATTATATATTTATCAATATTAATTTTTTCCCAAATCAATATCTCTTAACTCATATTGTTCAATTTGAGAAGTTAAAGAATTGATTGTTTTTGTTAAACTATTAACCTGTGTTTCTAAAACAATATTTTGATTAAACAACTCAAATGCTTTTTGTTGATATGACGCAATCACATCTTTATAATCTTCTTCGCTCATAATAAAATATTATTAATTAGAATGTGCCGCAATCAATTGTAATATTTTCTAGATTTCTTGTAGTACCAGTGCAAGAAATCACTTGTGATGCCCCTGCACAATCGTTCACAAAGAGAGATGCAATCTCAATTGGTGCAAAGGTTGTGACTGTAAGTTGTGGAGTATTTACATTACTTCCATCAGTATCAGCAGTCAGAACACTTGCAAACTTAAATCTTGCATCTGTATGTTCCCAAATAAATGCTGATTTTTTTGCAGCACCACTCGCATGGTAGTTGAAGAGAACACCAAGGTCCCAAGTGGTTGCAGATGATGGTGCTGCACCATTCACGATACCCAAGTCAATTGTTCTGTCTTCTACTGTAAGAGCAGCAGTATTGACTTGAGTTGTAGATCCATTTACATAAAGATTTCCACCAACTGTGAGGTCATCAGCAACCGTAACATCATTACCTGCAAGTGTAATCGCAGTTGTTCCATCAGATGCCTTAATATCATTACCATTAATTCTTATATCACCACCAACAACCAAATCTGTAGAGAAAGTAGAAACACCAGTAACATTAATACCACCAGCACCAACAACGAGTCCACCAGCACCAAAGGTAAGATTAGCACTATCTTCAAGAGCACCTGAAGTTCCGGCAAGAACAACTCTACCAGCAGTTAGGTCAGATACCGTTGCCGAAGAAAGAGTTGTTTCACCACCAGAAATATCAGCACCACCATTTGCATCAATCGCACCAGTAAAAGTAGAAAGGCCAGCAACACTAATATTTGTAGTCGCAACACTTACTACATTCAGATTTCTCCATCTTTGTGTAGTAATACCTAAATCGTGAGCATTATCGGTATTTGGAAGGAGACTTGAAATAAACTCACCACCAACATTAATATCATCGGTGTTTCCATCACCAAGATTGATTGTACCCCCCTTAAATGTTACGACACCAACAAACTCTGCATATCCACCGACATGAAGGTTTTCTTTGACGGTAAGGTTTTTTGCAATACCAAGACCACCATCAATTTGAACCGCACCAGTATTCTCGTTACCTAAAGTATTGTCGGTTGTGTCTGTAAATGATGCAATACCGGTAAAAACCGGAGATGCAGAACCACTTGACCAACTTAGATTTCCACTACCATCATTCGTCAGAACGGAAGATGCCGAACCCTGAGACCCCGGAAGCACAAAGGTTACAATCCCAGCAAGAGTTCCTGGGGATTTGATTGTAACAAAATCAGTGCCGTTATTTGTCCCTTCTACAAAGTTTACACCACTTCCTGTGGTTGTAGTTTCTCTTGTCCAGTAACGATGAGAACCAAAAAACTTATTGTTTTGAGTGGTACTATCAATACCTACATAAAGTTCGTAAGAATCAGTTGTAAATCCGGGTTCACCATCCCTGAGTCCGGGAAGATTAGCAAAAAGACCTCTTTTAAACTGTAAAACAGGAGATGGCATCTTTTTATACTATTTTTTTTATTATTTATAAAGTATTAGAATCCACCAGCATCCACATCAATCTTATCATCCAGAGCAACATCCAGTTGGTCTACAAACTCTTGAGGAAGTTGAGCATCCTCGGCAGCAGATTGTAAAACTTGGTCTGCAGGAACTAAAGTATATTTTTGAAGTGATGCATCATATGTCAGAACATAGTTATCACTTGCGGGAAGATTTGAGACTGCAACGTCTGCTAAATCTGAAAGAAATTCTGCCACAACTGTTTTCTCCTGACTGATTGTAAAACTATTACCAGAACTCAATTTCACACTATGAGCACTTGCCTCTCTGTTTTGAGATACCTTAAAATCTGCCATGAGTAAGGTAAGAAATTTTAAGTATTTATGTTGAGATACCTGCAGTCACCAGAGCCATTCCTTCAATTACTCTGGTTTTAGTTCCAGAATTGTTTGTGACTAAGATATCATAAAAATATCTTCCAGGAGTGATTGTGGAAGTAACTTCATCCGACATTGCAAGAGCAATCACACCTGTTGCAACAGTAATCGTGGTTGAGAAAGAGTAAGAAGTCGTGGACTCTGGAAACTTTTTGATTTTTGCGACTGCACTTGCACCTGATAATGAGTATACAGAACCATTTGCATTTGTAATTGTAAATGAAGATGCAAAATCCGCACCCTGTTCAATTGTAATATTGACTGCTGGAACTGCCATTGTGGTTTTTTAGATATTTATCAATATAACTTTATCTCTTGATAAATTGATTGAGTTTCTTCGTTGATTTCTTTTTTGATTTGTGCTCTTAAGTCATTGGTGATATAAACACTTCTTGCAAGTTCTATAAACTCTTGATCAAACCTTTGTTCTTTTTCTAAAACTCTCAAGTCATCTTCAATCTTCCAAAGTTTTTGATTTACTTGAAATAATTTTGTAAGATAAGAATTATTATAAACTTGGTGTTCCTTTGCGATTTGGATGAGGTCTTGGAGTTCTTTTAAGACATATTGATTGTTTGTGTATTGAGACTTGATTGAGAGTATAGAAATCTTATCTAATAGTTCTCCTGTTGATATTGGTATAGTTATTTCAATCATAATTCAAGTTATTATTTTTTGATTCATTCTTTATTTCACTCAAGTCTGGAAATGTAGATACTCCTTGAGGTTCTGGTGTATTTAAAAACTCAATCCATCCAGTTGCAATATATTTAACTCCAGATAGTGGTGGATTTCCTCTATGTGTGTGTGTGAAATGTGCAGGAAAAAGAATAAAAGTTCCTGTTTTTGGTTTAATTCTTAATGATTGATATAAAAATTCAGTTTCACCACCTTCTTCTACATCATTTAAATACAGAGTCCAAACTAAAATTCTATCTCTATTATCAGGTAATGCACCGTGTTCACAATGCCAAACGTGATATCCTTGGGTTGGGCAGGTTTTTTGTATTTTAATATATTTTGATTTGTGTTTTTGTAAAGATTGTAAAATTTGATATTGATTATTATATATTGGATAAATGTAATCATAAAATTTTTTATGAAATGAATCAATAAATCCCGGGTTCCAATCAAGTTCTATGGATGGACCAATACTTACCGAAACATCGTCATGTAAAATTAAATTTTCTCTAGTATAAGAATAACCAGATTTATGATAATTTTCAAATAATTTTATAGTATCTTCACACTCTTTTAATGTAAATGCGTTTTCATAAATTCCAATAAATTCTTTAAATTCATATTTAAGTTTTGATGGATTAAAAGTCATAATTTAGTTAAAGTTGATTGCACAATGAGTGATGTCTGTTGATGTTACTGAATGATGTTACTGAATGATGTTACTGAATGATGTTTTATAGACCCATCAAAAAGTAACATACGATTTTCTACACATTGTACTTCAGTAGTATCCTTAAGCACAGTAAATTCATTAAAGGTTGTTACATAAAATAATACAACTCTATGAGTTTCTTTTCTTTATTTATGAACCTTTATTTCCTGATAGGATGAATTATATTTCTCATTGATTTCTTTTTTGATGCTTGCTCTTAAGTCATTTATTTTATAAACACTTCTTGCAAGTTCTATAAACTCTTCATCAAACATTTGTTCTTTTTCTAAAACTCTTAAGTCATCTTCAATTTTCCAGAGTTTTTGATTTACTTGAAATAATTTTGTAAGGTAAGAATCATTATAAACTTGATGTTTCTTTGCGATTTCTATGAAGTCTTGGAGTTCTTTTGTCACATAAGAGTTGTCTGTGTATTGGGATTTGATTGAGAGTATAGAAATCTTATCTAATAGATCTCCTATTGATATTGGTGTGGTTATTTTCATGAGTAAATTAATTTTTTATTCTCATTCTCATTTAAATAATCTAAACCAAATGATATTCCAACTCTTGGAGATAAAGGAATAACATCATGAAAAATTCCTCTGGGAACATAGATAATATCTCCAGGTTCTAAAATATAAGATATATTTTCATTGGATTCAAAAATTTTCCATTGCGTTGATCCTATACATTGCCAATACCAAACATCAAATTTATCTTTATGTCTACCAAATGTTTTACTTTTCTTTGATAAACTTATGTATACATGATGAGAATAATTATTATTTGGATTATTATTTTTTATTTCATTTAAAATAAATTCAACCTCCTCTATGTTGAAAATGTCATGAAGTACAATTCCGCCACCAGGAAGAGATTTTGTTGATATTTTATATTGGATATTTAAATCTATATTTGATATTATTTTTTTCCAATCAGGAACTCTAGTTAAAAATTTTTTAATATATTTGTGAGACGAAGAGGAATTGAATATGTTATCCATAATTAAAGTTTTTACTGAAGTTAATTTTTCCAAATTTATTAACTATCTCATAATCTGCATTAAATGTTTGTCTTATTCCTTTAGTTTGAGCATATATACCGTAAATTATCCAATTTTGACCATTTTGATATATTTTCATAATTAAAAATTTTATTAATAATTGTAATTAATTTTATTTTTAGTTAAAGACTAGTCTAAGTAATATATTTATATCCATAAACTCCATAATATTCTCCATATTTTTCAGTATATTGAAATGAAATATTGTGCATGAAATTATTTTTTGCCCAATTTTCAAAAAAAACTCCAACTTTAAAAGTAGCATTACACTTTAAAATTGATTCTAAACTATTAATCCCCACGAAAGAACAGAATTCTGACCAATGTTCAGTTGAACTTTCTCCCACCCCAACAATACCAATATCATTAGATTCCACTATCTTAATTTTTTTATGTGGAAATGCTGTTTTTAGCATTAGAGCAGATATGCATCCAGATGTTCCACCTCCAAGAATTATTATGTCATTAATAGCATTCATATTTGATATTAAAAAAATTATATATTATTTAACTGGTATTTTTATATCTTTGGCACCGTGATAATCTACAATTAAATGAATCCTATCTTTTTTACTATTATTATTCACAGAATGAAGTTTACTATTATCAATTTCCCACATTTCGCCAACTTTCATATTTTTTTCCTCACCATTTACGGAAAAAATAACATCTTTATTTGTTATTATTGGAATATGAACTCTTCTTGGAATCAATAAAGATTTTCCACCATCTTCATGAGGAGGTATAGATTTTTTTATTTTTAATTTAGTAATTAAAATCCTTAAAATTTCACCATCTCCGTAAAAATTATACAATTTTTCAATTAAAATTTTTGAAAATTCAGTAGAATTAAATTTTGAAAAATGTTTTCTTTGATTAGCAACTTTTAATCTACCAAGAGAATCCCAATCCCATAAAATTGGAATTGTTTCAGTATCGGCATGTGCTTTTGCAATTCTCTGTCTAATTGATTCTTCTTTCCATTCATAGTGCGTTAAATCACTAACAAATTCTATTATTTCCTCTACATCTATTGTACCAATAAAAATATAATTTTTCATATTATTTTAATGCGGATTATACGATACAAAATTTTTTTTACCTTCTAATATTAAAGAATTATATGGAGTATCTAAATGTGCAGTAATTGCAAAAGTTAACCTCCAAAAATATTTTATAGGTGCAAGAGCTTGATGTGCATATAAACTAGGAAAAATTAAAAGTTTATTTTTTTTATATTTACATCTATAAAATGGCACACTATCCTCAAAATTGTTAAAAATTATTGTATCACCATCACTCTCATTTACATAAAAAATAAAAGTCCAAGCAGTATCATTTAATGAATCATCAATATGAATTTTTGGATGGTTAGATGGAGTTTGTCCATTTAATGCAATTCGTTGCAATTTAATTAATTTTGAATTTTTATTGATTAATTTTGCTCCATTACAAATTACATAATTTAAAATATAATTTACTGCCGCAGGAACATTATCAATATTATATCCATTCACAAATCTGTCAAAAAAATAAACTTCTCCAAAAAATTTTTTATCATCAAAATTAGTCCCAGTTGCAGTATGTCCGTATTTTAAATTGCAATTTTCAAAGGATTGATTAATAAACCAAGAAGTATATTCATCAAAAATATTTTCATATTCAAAAATAAGTTTTTTCTTTGATTCAACTTTAATATATTTGAAATCTTCCATTTTATTTCCTAATAAAACAAAATATTTTTTGATCTAAAGGATGATTCCAGTCACCAATATAATCACATTTCCAAAATTTATTAATAGATGGATCTTTAAATATTAATTCTATTTGTGTTTTTTTGTAGTGATAAGTATCAGATATATGGGATGTTAAAATTTGATTGTTCCACAAAAAAGTATCACATAAATTAGATTCTTCTGGAATTAACCAAAAAGTTACAAAAAATTTTGATTCTGATTTAAAATAATCCTTTAGTTTTAGCAAACAAAAATAAAGATGATTTAATGGTAAATGAGTAAAAACTGATTGAGATATGGCCATATCAAATTTAATGTCTTCTTGAAAATCAAGAGTAAAATCTTCACTAATAGAAAAATTTTTTGTATTAACTTTATCTTGTAATTTGTATTTTGGAATTTCTTTTTCTAATCCCATTTTTAGCAAATATGAATTTATATCCAATCCATAATAATTATCTTTATTAAGAAAATCAATTAATTTAACTCCAGCTCTCAAACAACCACATCCAACATCTAAAAATTTGTGTTCAGGAATCAATCCTTGAGAAATTAAGAATTTTTTTTGCAAATTTCCTTGTATTTCCCAAATACCACCAACCCAAGTTTTATAATTAACAAATTCTTCTTTATCAGGTGGAGGAATTTGATAATAAGAATTCATTGGAGCATATGGATAATCAAAATTTTCAATTATTTTTAATTTATCATTCATATTTTTCTAGTTTTTTTATCAATTTTAAGTAACTTATTATTTATATTTGTGTCAAGAGTAAAAATATTTTGTATTACCCAATTTTATCGAAGGAATGTAATTAATATTAATTACACATCTAACACTATTTGTTGAAGTTACTGAATGATGATAAATTGATCCATCAAAAGTAATCATTCTATTTTCAACACATTCAATATCAATTAAATTATTTAAAACAGTAAATCCATTATTTGTTGTTACATAAAATAATGCAACTTGATGTGGTATTTTTCTATCTACATGGTCTTCATGATGTATATAAGACTCTGTTGGAACTAATAGATTTGCTCTTGCATCAATAATTTTATTTACATTTAATTTATCAAAGATTGGTAAAATTAAATAAAAAAATTCACTTTTCTTTTTTGTTTCTGATGATATAAAGGAATGAGAATACATCCAATCATGCTCTTCGTATCCTGTTGGGCCCAATTTTGGGTCTCTTACAATACCTTTATTATAATTCCAAGGAAGTTTTTCAGAGTTTTCATTTTCTGGAAAGAATGTAGATTTAATTTTATCAAAATCTTTTTGATTAAGAAAATTATCTATGATTTGATGAGTCATTGATATGAAATATTATTTTTTTAGTTTTATCATATCAACAACCCCAGGCAACGCCAGAATATCTTATATTTTCTGTGACTTCTTCTATTCTGTGAGGAAATAAAAATAAGGAAGGAAATACAACTACATCACCTTCTCCTAAATCGACTTTATAATCATCCCAAAAAATTAAATCACCACCTTTATAATCATCATTAAAGTTTATAATAATACTTAAAACAGGTATTCCTTTCACTTCACCCTCAAAAAAATTTTTGATGTGGTCACAATGTATTCTCATAGTTTGACCTTTTTGATATCTATTAAATCTAACAGGAGAAAAACAAGTCACTTGTGACACTTTTTCGCTTCCAATAAAGTAATTATAAGATTTTACTGAAAGACATATTAAAGGATGTAGAATATCCCCTAAAGATGATGTAGCCTCTAAAACATCAAGTTCTTTTGTTGGGTAACTAAAGGACTCATTTTTAGTATTAGACCATGAATGACTACTCCATGATTTATTTTTGATAGAATCAATCACAAACCTACAAGTATCTTTTGGTATTAACTCTCTTTCTATATGAATAAAGTTTTTTAGTTGTAAGTTTTTAATATTATTATTCATAATTTAATTTAAAATCTTTACGAATCTCATCATAATTTATATTAATAACTTCTTTCCAATTCACAAAGGGTGAAATGTGATTTGCATTGCAATGAGTTGAGTATCCTGGTAAACAAGATATCACATATTTATTTTGCTCTTGACTTAATTTCCAAAACTTATCATAATCTTTTGAAAAATGAAATCCATCTTTTTCCTTTATACCATTAACTGAAGATTCTTTATGTATTTCATAGTCTTCTAAAAGTGTTGAATACTTACATGCAAAGGTATTGGTAGTTGCAGGAACTGCTCTCCAATGAGTGCTTTGTGTTGTAAAAAGTTTATAAAAACTACTGTCATTCAAAAAGAAATTAAAATCATAAAGAGTTACATATGAAGGATTTAAAGTAAATCCCTCTAGTAATATTTTACACCATTCTGGACGATGTGCATAGTCATCTTCTAAAAAGTAGATGATTGTATCTGGTGAATAGTTTTGAGAAACTGCATAATCCATTGTTGTGATAAAACTTTCACACTCACTTCCACAATTGATAATTTTTACATTTTTTTCTTCTTTAAGAAATGTATCATTAATGCTACCATAGTGCTCATCATAAACAATATGATAATCTGCAAGTTTGGAATCTATCGTATTCTTAAAGTTTTGAAATACTTTGTACTTATTAAACCAAAAAGGTCTTGTGCGATCTGGAAGTTCTTGCAATTTTGAGTAGTAGCAGTGTCTTAAAAAAACTTGAATTGATTTCATTTATATAAAATTGAATTAGAATTGATAATATTTTTTTTTGATATGTCATTTTCTTCATTTACAATGCTAAATGTAACTATACTATATCTAGTTGATTTTTCATCATTTACTATTATTGGTGTTACTCCGTGTAATTCTTTAGAAAAAAATAATATCCCACAATTATTGTTACACTTATGAAGATAATCGTATTCTGGAAAAAATAAATCTCCCCCTTTAAAATTTGAAGTATTATCCCATAAAAAAAATATTAAAGAAAATATTCCACTATCTGTATGTGGTTTATAATAATCATTTTTTTTGTAACAATTTACAAGTTCGCCTCCCCACATTAAAGAATTAAATAATCTTTTAAATGCAAGGTTTTTCCAATTATTATCGGTGCTTATTTTTTTTATGCATTTGTCTATAATTTTGATTGTCTTTAAATTTTCGTAAGTTTCACTTTCAGATAAAAACATACCAGTGTTTTTTTTTAAAATTTTTGAGTGTGTGCTTGCAGATCCAGTGAAATTTGGATCTTTAAAATTTTTTTTTAATTCATTAATTTCTTTAAAAATTATTTTTAACTCTTCTGCAGAAAAAATATTTTCTAAAAAGATATTAAAAAAAGGATTGTCTTTATAAATTATTTTCATTTTAAAGTAATATTAATATTAATAATAATTAAGTATTTGTTTCATTTCAATTAAAGGGCAATATAATGATTGGTTTACTATATATTTACAATTTTCAGGAACATTTGTTTCATATTCTTGAAAATCAACATTTTTCAAATAATTTTTTAAAGTGTGAGCCCATTCAATCTTATAGTTTTTTATATCTTTTTTGTTTAATGCACAATAAAAAGAAAATCTTGAATAATCTTTTAAATTATTTTTCATTTTTTTAATAAAATCAATATTTCTACAAGGAGTTGAGGAGTCAACTTTACAAAGTTCTAAAGTTTCAATGTCATAATCATCAAAAAATATACAATCAAATTTTGATAAAGTTTGGTAAATGTTTTCCCATTTTTCAAAAATAATATTGATTGTATGATTATAATTTTCTTTCCATTTCAATACTTTTTGATGCGCATTTCCATCACATTCAACAATTGTATAAGAATTAATTGGGAACTTTTGTATTTCAGTTGCAGAATATCCAAGACCAAATCCGATTTCAAGAACGTCTCCAAATGGTTGAAGTTTTTGAATACATGCTTCCATATAAGGTTTTTCCCATTCCATCATAATTTGATGTTTTTTTTTGGGATCTAAAATGATATCTTTGTCATTTTCATCTTTTGTTATTATGTTCACTACAAAACCTTTTCAATATCCTCTTTGATTTTTTCATAAATATCCAAAATCTCACTTTCAGTATATTCAATACATTCTTTGTTTAGTCTTTCTGCAAGATTAGATTGAAAACTAGAGATTCTCATTGGAGAATAAACTGGTTGTTTTCTTTGAATAATTCTAAAGTAATCGGGGTATGACATATTAACTGCGTCAGTGCCTCCCATTATCACACATCCTTGAGTTCCTGTTGCTCTTGCAATATGTTGACCAACTGTATCACAACCAACGAAATAATCGACTTGAGCAATCACTCCCATCCAGTCTCTCATATGAAGGTCTGGTTGAGGCACATAAACGACTTTATTATCTTCAGGAAGAAGATGTGAATAACCCATGTAGATGATGTTGTAATCCTCTGCAAGCAACTCACAAAGTTGAATAAACATATTCTCTGGTAATGACCTTAAAGAGTCGTCGTAGACTCCCAGATGGCAGGTTTGTGCAGTAGATCCATAAGGGTTAATAACTATTGTTTTTTCTTTCTTCTGTGCTTCGTATGCTCTATAGATGGTTTCTTGACCTTTACGAATCTCTGAATGAGAAAGATTTAAAGTTTGATAGTTTAAGTCATCGTGATCTTCAGTTTCGTTAATGATTTCATCAAATGCTTCTGCAAGTGATATTTTACCTTTATAAAAATTTGGAAGACGATAAGGCTCTGGTGAAACTATTACATCTGTCTTGAGAAATATATTTTCCCAAACACTTTTTGTATCTGGATTAAAAGACCTTTCTTGAAGTTCTGGAATGCCTAATGGAATATAATCCCATCCCATAATTGAGACATACCATTCTTCGTTGAGGTGATTTTGATGATATTTGAGAAGTGCTGGAAGTGCAGTAATAACTCTTCCTATTCCGCCGTCAATGTTGATGATTTTCATTAGGTAATAAATTAATGTAAGATTTAAAAAAAAAATTGTATATTTTATATATATTCCTTATGAATAAAAGTATGATTAAAAGTATTGTTATCGATTTCTAAATTAAAAGATGCAATTAGTCTAGGAACATGAAATTCATTTACTGGAACATAATGCATTATGTTTGATGGGAAAAAAATTATTTCACCTTCTTTGACTGGAATATAATTTTTTCCATACTGTGTAGTTATAGAATCAATAAAAGGAGATATAAAAATAGTTGGTTTATGACATTCTTCATCATACTCAATAAAACATACTGAAGAAAATCCCGCAGCTCCATGTTCATGGACACAATGTTGCATATTTTTTTCATATTTTTGAAACCAAAATCCATGCAAAATAAAAAATAGTCCGGATTCTTTTTCAAATGTTTTTATTTCTTCATCTAAAATAGATATCTTAGTGTATATTGGGGATGTTAAAACTTCTCCTGCTTTTTTTGTTTCACAATTATCGAATAAATTTAATAATTTTTGTTTCTTTTGCTCCCAATTATTTACATTATATTTGTAAATTGGAATTGAAAAAAGTGTTTCTTTCATAAGTATTCTGAAATCATATATAAAATATTATATTTTTTTTTATATTTATACATCTCCATTGAAATGTAATTCTATCTTCCACTGCATCTGGAGATATCATTGATACTGCATGAGAATTCTTATCATCATTATTTTCAGACATATTGACTACCATAGAATTAAATTTTGGCTCTATGCCCTTTATTTCTGAGGTTTCATTATCCTTCCATAAAAAAATTCCACCATAATTTAAATTCCAATTTTCATTCAAATAAATTGTTCCATTATAATCCCATCCATGATCATTATGCCAAGTTATGTATGAAAGTCTTCCCCATATATAAACAGCTAATCTAAAATCCAAATTTAATTTTTCAAAATTTAAATTTATTTTTTGTTCAATTTGTTTTTTTACAGAATTAAAAAATATTTCATTTTTTGAAATTGGATGAGTTAAGACTATAGATGAAGAATTAACTAAACGAGAATCCCACTCTAAATTTGATGACCAAACATCATTTTTTATAGAATTCTTGATATATAAATTTACTATACTTAAAGTATTTTCATCTAAAATATTTGAATATTTTTTAATCATAAAATAAATTTATTACTTTTAATTATACAATTATACATTTGATTCTTTTTGTTTTGGAAACATTATTACATTAAATGAGATAGAAATTCTATTGTCATCATGATCATTTGTCTCTACAGAATGTGGTAAGTATGATGGCCAAAGTAAGATTTCACCCTCTATTGGTTCAATTTTAACTAAACTTGAAGTAAATTCATTTTTTGTGGAAAAGAGTTTGGAACCAATCCACATCGTATTCATTGCTAGATTGCGAATACATAGTTTTCCACTTTTTTCTGGGGCTTTTAAGTAAAAAACTCCACTAAAAACATCTCCGTGAGTGTGTTCTGTGTGCATTGCCTGTCTAGAGTCATTATAGTTTGCCCAAGATTCTGTAATAAAAGTTTCTCTATCAATGAATTGCAATTCATCAGCAGCATTATTTGCAAATTCATAGATAAAAGTGAAAAGAGATTCTAATTCTTTTTTTGAATGTAAACAATTTTCTGTTTGGTTACCACCTACATTTGAAATATTTATGGAGTCTGGGTAATCTTGTTTATATTCTTCTATTGCTTTCAGAATCAATTCTTTTTCTTCTTCAAATTTTGGATAAGTTTCTTGCCAAAATGGAACTGAATACATAGAAATCATAGTCATAATTTTAATGTTTAAAAATCTATTTATACGAAGGTTTAAAATATTTATTTTCTTTCCAAAATTCCAATTTCATATCTTTATAATAATTAAAAACTTCTTTTGGTAGGATAATTTTTTCTTTTTCGTAAAAAATTTGTTTTTTTACTGTATGTAAATTTTTAGTGTTACAATTTAAATCAACTAATTCATTAGAATAATTCAAATTATTAAAATCATGCTCAAAATAAGGTTGTTTCAAAAAATTATAGATTTCTTTCATGGTTTTTTTGGGAAATCTACATAAAGTTTCATAATTTACAAAATATATCATATTTGGATTATATGAATATCCATCAACTAATCCATGATAGGATGTAGAAACTATTCCATCTTCTTTATTCATTAAATATTCGCAACGAGAAAAAGATGTCAAATAATCCTTTCCATCGAAAATACTAGAAATATAAAAAGAATTTTTTTTAGTAATTTTTTCAAATGAGTTTAATACTGAAGGTATATCTCTTACGCAACAAAGTATTTTTGTGTATGGAAATAATGATACTAAAAAGTCGGTGTAATATGTCCAAATCCTTGATGTATCAAAAATTATATTTGAATCAATATGTGAATAGTATCCCTCAAATAATCCAAATATAGTTTGTTTTCTCCTATTTTCATCAATATTCAATCTATTAATAGTTCTTGATAATAAAGAAATTGATGATCTAGAAACTTCACATAATGGTGATGAAATATCTGCGTAAAAATTTTTATTTTGGTTAAGTATAGAACTTAATAAAGTACTTCCACTTCTGGGTAGACCCGAAATAAAATAATATGTTTTCATTTAAAAAATAATAAATTAAAATTAAAAATTTATGTTGTTCTAAATGACCTTACTTTATATCCACTATCTTTTCTGGAACCACCGTCAGTATTAAAACGGTTATTAGACATATCAAATCTATAAGCAGTAACACTTCCGTATTGTGGATTATTCCATTCATCATTTGACCAATAAGTAGAACCACCAGAGTTCCAATAAGTACGGCAAGCATATCCAGGATTTGAAAGATAACTATTACCGGGAACAAACCAACCACCTACTCCCATAACCCCTGAAGCGCAACTGTTTGCATTTCCTCTACTATACCAATCTGAAGTTATTTCTGCAGCCAAGCTTGGAACCCACCATTTAGTAAGTCCACTGCCTTGATCACAAATTAAAAATCCATTACAATCAATTGTTCCTCCAGAAATAGTTCCGTTTGCCGCACAAAATCCAGTTTGAGCCCCAGTGGCACAGGTAGAAAAACATCCCCAGGCACATCTGGTTGCTGCTTCGTATTGCTCACCTGCTTTCCACATTCCAGAGGGCAATGCACGAGTACATACTGTACATGAGCAACAACAACAACATGCACAACAAGGACAAGTTGCTGGATGACATCTACATCCAAGACAATAACTTACTATACTGCCTGCACCACAAAGACTAGATATACATGTGCAACATTGAGTTGTGGTAATTCCAAGAGTTGCTGTGAGTGTAGGTCCGATTACACTTGCATTTCCTGGATATGCTCTTTTATTAAGATTTGCTGGGCGAAATGGGGGCATGAGTTACACCTATGTTGTTAGGTTTTCTAATTTTTCTTCTAATACTGCAATTCTATTGAAGAGTATGTCAATCATGTTTTCCATTGCAGGAATTTTTGTAGACATTCTTTCTTGAGGTCCTCTTTTTTGATCAAAATCATTATCTGAACGACCTTCTGGACTTTGTGGCCAAATTATTTCCTTTGGATTTGGAAATTTATCTGGCAGATCTCTTAGTCTCTGGCGGTACATAAACCATTCATTATAAAACAAATTTTCTGGAGAATCTACAAGACATGCCCAATCACTTTCTTTAAGTAAAAGATTTCTTTTTTCTTTAGCTACTTGCCAAAGTTCTTCATCGGATTTATCTTTTACATCATATCTTACTTTTTCTAAATTCCAACTTTTGGTTTGATATTCTATATTAATACTTGGATTTTCATGAGGGCCTGTGAATCCTGCATCATTCAGTTCTTCTTCTGTAAAAGTAGATGCATCAGTACGACTTCTTCCATCACTCAAAGAAATTCTTTCAGGAAGTCTTTGTGGTTCTTGTCCTTGATAGGAGTAGAGTGCGTTTAGATCTGTCATTGTTTATTACTCTCTTATTAAGAAATTTCTTCGTATGAAATCATTACATCCAGGTCACCATTAGCAGATGCAAGGACTTTTATAGATTTATCTTCTTCTAGATAAAAAGCAGATGATTTATCAACCAATACAAGTGACGAATCTGCTGGTACTGCAATGGTATGTGCTAGTTTATATGAAGTACCACTACCAGCAGCATTAGTGTTAATTGAAACTGTAATGTCTGCAGAGATAGTACCATCAACGTTTGCAATGGTAATAGTATTAATCTTAAATACTTTACCACTACTTGCGGAATTTGCCAACAAAACTGTATCACTTGTAGTGACATTTGCGTAGAAAGTTTTTGCGGTGATTGTTGCTACACTTACAACGTTTGGAGCGGCCATGGTTTATAAGTCCTTTAATAGTTTTATTTATTGTAAATAATAATTTATCCGAAAACCATTGCCATTGCAATTGCTTTTCCTGTAGTTGCAACTGATTTTGTTCCGATTTGTATATCACTGGATGCAGTGATGATACCTACCACATTGATACCAGAAGAACTAATAGTAACTGCAGCACCTACTGCAATTTTTGTTGCTGTTACAGTTCCGGTAGAAGGATTATAAGTGAGTTTAGAAGTAGAAATACCTGATGCAGTAATAGTTCCTGATGTAGTTGCAGTAAAGAGTGGGAAGAACTCTTGATTTGTTGTAGTATCATTAAACACCGTAGAACCAGCACCAGTTAATCCACTACCATTACCAA